ACTTTTTCATCTGCTTTTTGGCTAATGTATCGTTACCAATGCTAATTAACTGCGCAATCTCGGTATATTTTCGCGTATCTTTTGATAACTCCCTAAGTATTTCGGTAGTGTTATCAAATTCATCTGCAAAAAAAGCCAATTTAGGAACCCTATCTAGTGCTAAATCTTGTAAATTGTCGTAAAAATTGGGATCGCTATCCATCTCTTCATTTATTTTCGACTGGAATGACTTCGCAAAATTGGAGACCTTGTCTCGCTGTAGTTTTTGCTCTGCACGCTGATCTAAATACGCGTCAAGCTGAGATGGCGTCATTTGAGAAAAGTCTAGGGCTTGCTCAGGTGGTTGAGTTGGTTGAACATTTCTACTTGAAATCTGCTCTTCCTGTATTCGCCGCGCCTCTTGCTCTCGCGCCTCTCTCTTTGCCCTTCCGATTAATCGATTTAGCTCAGACTGAGGAATCATTTTCTCCTGAACATCATCACCCGAGCTTTCGGTCGCCGATGATTCGTTGGATATATCGATTACATCCGCTTCAGTCGCGCCAACACTTCCCTCGTTTTTGCTTTCAACATTTACATTATTTACATTATTTACATTATTTACATTATTTACATTATCAGGAACTAAATTTTCGTCTGTCATAATAAAACCCTTTGTTAGCTTTTAACCTTTAGCCAAAGTAGAGCATGCTAACGCGCAAGTGCGTGTGATTTAACCTTTCACAAAAGTGGATGGCGTTTAAACCATTTGTAACAGCATTGTAACAAACTATTTATGTTTGCGCAACATTAAATTTAAATACCCGAACTGTTATCCGATTGCAAATCAATTTGTTGCTGTTGCTGGTCTATACTAGCATTGTCCTTATTCATGCCGTGAGACATTTCTAATATATCTTTTATATGGTTATGCTCTTGGTCTTTGCTCTGTCGAATCGCACTCCCGACGGCCAAACCAAGCTCGACATGTGTTCTTTTTTCTTCGGCAGATACTTTGGCAGCTTGCAACGCAAGATTGCTTCTTGACTCGCCAATCGCGGTTAACGCCTCAATCCTACGCGTATCGGAATCTTTGGTTTCGTTCTCTACCTGCTTAGCTTTAATTGCCGTCTCATAGCCCTGCTGTTGTATTTGTGACTGCACCCTGGCTTGCTCTGTCTGAGCCTGTATAGCCTTTGATTGTGCGTCCTGCGCCTTGGCCTGGGCGGTGATAAGCTCTGGGTTAGGCTGCTGTGGCTGCTGCTTCTGCTGCTCCATCCATTGCTCTGCTCGCTCCTTAACAATCTCAATACCCTTAAAGCTCATGTTATCAAGCAAGATGTCCATTCCTTGCGTGTTCATGAATTGCGCAAATTGTTCACTGGTCTTCATTAGTGTAATGAGCTGATTTAATGCGCGGTTCTTTTCTATCTCAAAGTTAACCCCAGCCTCCACTTTTATGTTTATAGTATTAGATTGGTAATCCATGCTTACACTTTCAGGGTCATTCGGGTCATTGATACGGATAAAAGTTTGCTTGCCATCTTTTAAACGCACAGGGATTGAGCGCGGCGTTTTGTATAGTTTTGGCATCATGTCTACCATGATATTAGCGATTTGATTGAGCGCCATCATATTGTTAACTATCGTTGGCATTGCAGTGGCATTTGACTGTGTTGCACCTTCCTGAATCGCAACGCCTGACAAGTCATTGTTCTGAACTCCCAGCTGAGCATCATAGCTTCCGGTAATGTTCTGCTGCATCTGCATGCCCGTGTTGAAAGTCTGAAAAACTTCTTGCGGCAGGCCAACTCGCTGAATTTCGCGGGGCGGTGGCACCGGCTTATCGGGGTCATTATCCATAAATGCATTATAAACAACTACATCTGCACTTTGATAATCTGTTATTGAGTCAATATATTCTTGCTGCTCAGGTATTGACTCTTGAGATATGAACATTTTTTGCATCGTCATATTTTCAATGTCGTTTGCAATGGTCTGGCCTGCCATGTTAGTTAGTCGTTGCGTGCCATAAGCGTGATACATATACGGTTTTGTGAACTGACCATAACCATCATCGTCATAAATAAAGACGCTATTCCCGTCGGCGAAAACAAGGGGCAAGTACTTTGATAGGGTTTCTTTCTCGTACTCCATCATCTTATTGCCGCCAAATCGATAGCGGCATACCTTTTGTAGCAATGTTTTCCTGCGATTAACCTCAACCGGAACCTGTTCAATTGATTGCCAGTTTTTAACCAGCTCAGCATAATCTTCTTCTTGCACCACCTGCCCGTTTGATAGCTTCAAAATTGTTGCCGGAACCTTCTTCTTTTTGTAAAAATCAACAACAATAATTATCTTATCCTTGCCAACCTTATAGCTAAATTTAAACTCCTCGCCAATTTCGGCGAACTCCATACCCTCAGTGTCAATGTCGGGATATTCTTTCTTGAAGTTACGCAATGTCATTGGGAACATCTCATAACAATATTCTGCATCGTATTTTGTACGCTTTCTGCTCATATCGTCATACCCAACTAGGGTCGCATCGTAAACTTTTGTTATCTTTATGTCCTGCTCAAACGACATCTCATTAGCATAATCCGCGTATATTTTGTATGAGCAATATCCGCCACTTATCTGGTCGCGGTATACCTCGTACTGCGTATTATCTTTTGACACCTCATAAAGCGCGTGTGTTATATGCCCCTGGATTGCTTCTAGCAGCCTTGGGTCAGCCGGTGCGCCTTCAAATGCGGATGCGTAAATAGATGGCTCTTGCTTGCTAAATTCACCGCACAGCCTATCAAGCATCGGATTTAGCATGTTAAACTCAATGTTAGGCCTCTCTAACGCTTCCAGTGCTTCGCTATCTGCTTTTGTCATCGCTGTTTTAAAGACAATCTTTTGAAAATCTCGGAATCGTTTGATGTTGTCGGCGTTACTAGCTTGACAATCGCGGACGCATTGCTGCATTTCCTCCAATTCTTCCCTATAGTCTTGCTGGTCACTATCTTTTAGTATGTCCGTATCTGTAACAGATGCAGCGGCAATATTGGCTGGCTTTTTCGTCCGTTTTTTTGTCTCTACCCGCTCTTGTGCATAGTCCACGTTTAACCCCTAAAATTTACCATTTCGTATTGATTTTAAAACTCTAACTTTCTTTGTGATTGCCCTAGCTGTCTTTTCTTCATCTCGTTTGTTTTTTTCGTATGCTGCTACAGGAAGGGCAAAGGTAAGCAACATTGCATCAGCCGTGTCGCTTGAGCGTATGCCGCGCTTTTTCTGCTCTAATTTGCTTTCTATTTTTAAGCGACCTTTAGAATCAACGCTATAGCGGCAGCTTGACAGGTCTGAATGAAGCTCGTCAGAATCGGGAATTTGAACCGGCGCATCGAGAAGCCACTCCTTGCCGAGAGCCCACATTTCCGCTCGTTTATTTGCATAGCGATCTCCATCAAGGGCGCGTTCAGCAGAGTTAACAGCAACAATAACGCCCCTGTGTCCGAGCTCGTTTAATCTATCTACCACACCAGCACCCAGGCCGCCAACATCAACAAATACTTTAGCGGGTTTCTCTGCGACAATCTTATTGTGCAATATTCCAGCAATTTGCATTGTGTCATATTTAAGATATGTTTTTAAGTCAAACACAACGCGACCACGACGACTTACTATTGCTGTTCTGTCATCGCCAAAACGCGCCGGGTCACAGCCTATCAGCAATGGTCCCACTGGCTCACATTGCGTCTTCCTAGCGTCGCTAACTATGTCTGATTGTATAAATATATCATTAACGTTACTATTAAATGCCTCGGTAGAGTTGCACGGGTATTCTTGCTGAAATGCTTTATCTCCATCAAATCCGCTTACACTTAGCTCGCGTATCTTCATGCGACGCCAAGCTAGCTGCTCATCTGATAGAAGATAAGTTTGCTTTAAATGCTTTTCTTTGTCGTCTAATACAAAATCATCTGGAACATTGTAAATATATTCATCTTGCCAGAACCATGGCAAGAACACGGCGATATAGTCTGATTGACCTGATTCTGCTTGCTGCCACATCTGATGAAACCAGTTGCCAACCCCGTTCGCTGTTGACTCCATGTACACTTCAGTACCAGCAGATAAGGGCACTGTTTGCATGACGCCCTTTGCATGCTCATCAGCATGCGCATAAAATGCCGCTTCAGATGCGTGCAGAAACTGTACAGTTTGTGACCGTCCAGTTGACTTAT